GCCCAGTGTTCCCAAGATCAAGTGCTGTAATTGTTAATCGTGAACCAAGTAACATTATATTTGTTCCTAAAGATGGAACATTTTGTGTTGGATTTGTTGGATCTGATGTTGTGACATTAGCTAATTGTCCAGTATTAGAGCTAAAGGTTTGTGATGCTCCATTTGCTGTTGCTTGAAAGATTAACCCAACATCACTAGTCGGTGCTCCAATCGCTTGAAAATCAGCAATAGAAGATGATTGAGCATGAACAATTTGATACACATTACCTGATACTACTTGATTAATAGTTAATTGTGAAGTTGATGTAAATGGAGGTACAGAAAAATAGGGATATGGATTATTATCAACAGAACTTGGATTCTTTATAAGTAATTGTTTATTTTGTGATGCTTGATTTCCATTAATTTCTGCTCTTACTCCTTGAGGCTGAAAAGAAAAATAAGGTTGATATATATCTTCATTATTGAATGATGTATCAAAATTAAATGTACTTATTTCAAAAGAACTTAAACCAGTTCTTACTAACTGTTTAATCATGTGTGTAGGGTGTGCAATAAACATAATATCGCCTTGTTGTGCAAAAGTAAGTTCATTTACATAAGGCTTGTCCATAGTATTGTTTAACCATGTCATATCTCCAGTTGGAGTTATTTGTTCTATAATAGAACCAACCTCTGATCTAATCCGAAAACATTTAATATTTTGATGATAAAAAACAACTAAATACATTTCATCATCTGAAAATACAAAAGGCTCTAATCTAAATTGAATAGGTGGAACTCTAAAATCTGTTACTCTTGCTCTTGCTGAATCTGTTGATTCAACTGCTAAGTTTGCACCACCACTTGAAGTACGATTCACTAATACTGTAGCAGGTTCAAAATTTGTTATTGTTGCTGACAATTCAGGAACATCATTTAAACTTGAATAAACACCACTACCATTTATTCTATCTCTTAATTCATTTGCATTATTATTGTTATTATTTTGACCTGATACATTTCGTACAGTTAAAAAAAAGGTATTTCCTATTCTTGATTTATCTGAAGCATTTGTATATTGAGCAGTTATTACTGTTCCATCATTTAAATGAAATTTTATTTGTGAACCATTTTCAATTTGAGGTGCATCAGCAAAAGTAACTCTAGCTTGAGGACTTTCATAATCTCCAAGTGTTGTATGAAATTCAGTACCTGCTCTTCTTTTTAATCCACCTTCAGCACGTATCCAAAAGTTTCTTACTTGTTCTGCTGCATTATTATATAAAGGTGTGTCTGTTCTAGAGCTTAAAGAAGGACTAACTTCACCAAACTGAAAGTTATTTAATGGCACTTTCAATGTTGGCATTAAGACCTCCTATCAGTTATAAATCTTGATGTAGCAAGCTTCCTTGTTGTTTGTTGTTGTGCATCTAAGTTTCTTGCTTTTGCCATCATTTGATCTGCTTTTGCAGTCATCAATTGTGTCAATGTTGTACTTCTTGCTATTGCTGTTGCAAAGATAGAAGCTAATGAATACTCAACTGCTAATGTAAAATAAGATGGAAAGTTAGTTTCTGTTTGCCTAAATGTATAATCAGCTATAACAACATCAGTATCTGTGGCATTACTAAATACCTTATCGCCATAAACTGTGTAATTTAAAAGATTGTCATTTACTGTTACTGCATGAAGCACAAGTAAATCACTTGGCAGTTGATGTGCTGCATCAAATCTACCAGTTGGATCAGAAGCTAATTGTGCTAATGTTGCTTGTTGTGTAGCAAATCGCCATCTTGCTGTAGATAAAGCTGTACGAACAGCGTCTTCATACATATTGTTTGCCACTAATGCTTCGGTTGTATTCTCAGTAAATGAAGTAATAGGCTCTGCACCTATCAGAACCAATGCTCTCGAAACAATATCTATTGCTGAATTTGCTGCTGTACTCATATAAGATTAGGGGGATTGCTCCCCCTGCTCCTTAGTCTGTTTCTGCTACTGCAGTGCCTTGTGAAGTATTCACAGTTGTGCCATTATTTGAAAGAACAGAAGCAATATGAGTTGTAGGTGTATTTGTATCTACACATATAATCACATCTCTTGCTCTCATCATATTAACAGCTTCTCCTGTAAAGTACCCTGAAGCCTTGACAGTTGCAATCGCATCAGCCGAAGTATAGTGCCAAAGATTTACACCTGAACCTCCTGCTAAACGAGTAAGATTTGAAATATCAAATGCCATACTTTACTCCTATGTATTATTATCATTGACTTCATATACACCATTGTTATCAATGACAACAGCACCCATTGACATCATTGAAGTTGTCAAGTGTGCAACTTTTTCAGGTATATAATTAAGTTCAGTTGTTACATCTGCACCAATACCTAGACCTACTGCTGAAGTATGGTACGCTAAGTTTTTACCTACAGTTACGGCTGAGGTTGAAAAAATTTTAAATCCTAAAAATTCTTTCATTGTCATGCCACCTGCAAATGGTAGGTTTTGCTCACCCACATAGTCTGATGATGCAAACTCATCAATCAAAAATAAATCAGCATAACCTTTTGGGTGCATTGCTAAATATCTTTGACCATCTTCAGGAAGATTTGCACTTCCAAAAGTTTCAAATAATTCAAGCAAGTCAGCTTTTGCAATTGCATTATTATCATTTATTTCAGTTGAGTTTTTACCTGAATCCATAGCACTAATTAAAATCTCATCAGTCTTACGACCTAGAGCAGCAGCAGCACTTGTTGCCACAGCTTGTCTTTCGTCTATGTTAGTCTTCAGTTCATCTAACTTGTCAATGTATTCTGCAGCATAAAAGTCACTGAGTGTTACATCAACTGTGGTATGTGCTAATTCCATTGGAGTTACCATACCATTTCTTGATTTAGTAGAAGCCGAGCCAGTACCAATCTTTTGAAAACGTACTGTTGAGCCATTCACATTACTAACTGTACGGACAGTATTTCTTAATTTACTACCCATTCTTTGATAAGCAAGGTGAACCTCTGTCTCGAACTGTCTAATAAAGGCTGTATCAATTGTATTAGCCATTATAAGTTCTCCTTATTAAAGTTACATTACTATTTCCAGTTATCCGTCTTTCGCTTCAACTAGTTATCCGTATGGGCTATCAGCTAGTAACAGGGCTGTTCTTTATTATTTACCAAAATTTCATCTCCTTTGCAACGAACAAATCGCAAAACCTGATATCCGTTAACAATTATTGGCTCATTAAGTATCTGAAACCCAAGGAAACTCAGCCATTCTAACGTTTTTGTATGGTCTGCAGGAACAACATTTTCTAGTTGATAATACTTTTTTTGGAAGTAATCGACTATTTTTCTGCTCCATTTTAAGAATTTCCAACTATGATTTTCTATTTCATATGATCCAAGTAACCATATTTTTCCTATAGTATGTTCTAATATTGGGTTAACACCAAACATCATAGCAGGCTGTCCATCTATTAAAACAGCATAAGTTTCAGCTTTATCTTCTCTAATACCAGACATTAAAGCTCTAAATGGTGTTGCTCCATGTATTAAACATTCTCTAACATCAGAGTCTCGTAAGTTATTTTGTAAATGATGTATATGATTTATGTCAGCTTCTACAATGGGATACCCATCATAAATGCCACTACCCATAAAGTTTTTTGAAACTGTCATTTACTTCTTGTACATAAGCTTTGTCTCTTCTTGCAGGATCATAATAACGTGGGTCTCTCATTTTTGCAGCTATATCATCATGAGATAATTTACTTGGTGTTGCTATATCTTGAGCAGGATTTATTCCAGACATAGCTTTTTGTATATGCTCAAGTGCCTTAATTCCTTCTGCTGATGTTCCAAGTTGTGCAACTGCATCGTGCATTTCTTCAGGGAAAAACTTATTCATAAACAACTGAACAGCTTCTATTCTTTGATTTGCATTATCACCTAATGATGTTTTAATAGCTTCAACATCAGTATCTTGCTCTTGCATATAACCTGCAAACTTGTTAACCCAATGTGCAAACTCATCTTGTGAATAGCCATTTTCCCAAGCAAACTCTGCCCATTCTTTTAATAAAGGATTAGTTGCTGCTTCTGCTTCATCTAAAGATTCAGGTATTTGATAGTGACCTGCTGTTTCAGGTCTATCAGCAAAAGCTTCTTTTTCAATTTCTTCCTGCATTGCTGATCTTATATCTTCTTCTTTTTTGCCTTTCCAAGATTCCAATTCTCCATATGACTTAGCCATATCCTCAGCAGTAGCAAACTTTTCAGGTAACCAATCAGGTCTTGTATTGGTATCTGCTACCGAATTGGAGGAAGAGTCCACGTTATGCGTAGTAGTATCTTCGGTAGCAGATTCGGTTGACACATTTTCTTCGTTCATCTTATCCCTCTTTCTTTTTTAGATTTTGTGCATGATTCATTCTTTTAACAATCAAAGCTATTAAATATCTTTGACCCTCAAGATGTCTTAGTTCTCCATCTGAAATATTACCACCACTTACTATATCAGTTGT